GTGACAATGTATATAACAGTGTCAATAGCCTTGGAAAATTATCCAAGATGCTTGCCGAAAGGCAAATTGAGTCGAAATCACCCTTAAAGGTAGATTTGACAGTAACATCACTACATGAACATCTTATGAATGTTATGTTTTACAAAGACCAATTGGTCTCTGAAAAATATACATCCATGGCACAGTTCCTAGGAACTGTTGGAATTGATGGTTCTCAAAATATAATTACTTTGAGAAGAGTTAATTCCATTGATGTTTTTGAAGCTAAAGGTGATACCCCAGTCGGTATGACGTTGAAAGAGATCGATGATTCAATTAATAAATTGATCAAAGATATTTCTTCCAGACAGAAAGGCTCTGAGAAAGAGCTTGAACGACTGAGGGGTGAGTTAGGTAAATTCGAAATCGAATCACCTTCTCTACCTGCAAAGGACGTCGCCGATCGGCGAAGTTTGTTTAATGCGGGTATCACCAAAAATCAACAAGTATTAGACATTGAGTCAATGAGATTAGCCACTTTTAAAAGATGGTTTAAGTCCTCCGCAGCTATGCCGCGGGGACCAAAACTTTATAACATCTTATTAAAAGGTGCGAAAACAATTGAACTCACGACCTATCAGACTCCTGAGAAATATAAAGAACATATTTGTCCTTTGTATGACGTTTTATTGGAGTTTCCTGTTAGAGCTCTGTCTAATAATTTGAATAATGACTATGTAACCTTCTTCCGTATTCCAGATGAATTTCTGAAGAGCAACAGACCTGTTTTATTAAACAAGTCTGATTCCAGGAAGGTATCAAAGTTATTATCTGCTCGCCGTAAATTTATATTATGTTTTAATAGATGGGCACACTTGGTAGGAGTTGAAAAACTACGAACTGTGGATGCTCCATCAAATAAGGATGAAAAGGTTTATCGCCTCGGGGAGTTTGAAAAAACTCCAAAAGGGGCAAAAAAACTAATTGATCAGCTTATTTGCATAATAAAACGAACCGGTTACAATGTTGAGTATACGTTAACAGATCCAGTGCTACCTGAAGTCATTCTTCTTCCTGCAAAGGCAGAAGAAGAAGAAGAGGAGACTCCGTCAGAACCTTCGAAAGAAAGTTCCGAAACGAGTTCTTCATCTAGCAGTTCTTCACCAAGTGATGATGAAGGTTTTTGGGATCATCTCGCCGCCTTATATATAGCCTATTTAAAGACTGTTAATAAGATGGAAGTTGGATGTATTTTTGAGATTGCTGAGGCGCTCAAGGATAAAAGATGTCTTCTGACATCTCAACAGAAGTTTTTACTTCTGGATAGTCAGATGGACTTTTATCCCGATGAGTTTTCTCGCAGTGTCAAAGAATACCGAGATTTATTGGTAACGTCGGTTGGAACAGATTTTAAATTCGATCCCGTTGTTCCTAATCAAGTTATAAATTTGATTAAGAAACACGCGGAGAATTTTGATCTTTCTTCTCTTAAGCTAGGAATTAATAGAGAAACTAAGATTCCGAAGGCACCAGAATTGGTGTCTCCAGAACCCAAAGTTATACTAGTTAAACCTAAGAGCGGCTTTCTTTTCAGAGAGTCACTCAATATGCTTAAGAAGGGTTCCCGAATGGAATTAACAGATAATGCTGTTGAACAGTTATATAAGACCGTCCTTGATAACAAGGAGGGTTTAGAGTATATACGTTTGTTTAATGCAGCAGGTTCTGTTAAACCTTTTGAGTTTTGGTCTAAGTGTGTTCCAAAGGAGTGGTTTAAAATCACTCCTGAAGGTGTTCCCCCCAAGAAGAAGACAGCCATTTCTGGCATTAAAGAGTCTTCTCCAGGTGAGGCGAAACCTGTTCGTCCAACAAGAGTTAGTCGAACGGAATACTATGGTATATCCGAAAAGGAGTTAGAGACCCTATATCGCATCAGTGGTGTTTCGAAAGAAACGGCTGATGGGAAGAGGAATCCCTTACCTAATTGGATACGGACTGGTTATGGTCTATTTAGACAAGAGTTCATTGCGGCATTGAAGTCGAAGGAAGTTAATTCTTCCAACTTCTCACAATGGAAATCTAAGCATAATAAGCCATCAGTCCCCAAAACTACTTCACCCCAAAAGGAAGTCGAAGCTGAGTGGTCAAAATTGAAAGATAAATTCAAAGGGGTAACCCTTTGTATAAATCCAACAAATGACCGTGAGAAACAATATTTGATCTCACTTCGAAAACTAGAAAAGAAATTTCCTGATTGGCCTAATAAACCTAAATTAAATAAGGTTAAGCGAGCCAAACAGGATGCTCCTTCTAGAAAAGAATCCCAGCCTAGAAATCCCAATTATGGGTTTGCACCTCCGGCGCCAGTATCGTTATTTCCTCCAGGAATGAAGGAGATGTTGATGCAGTTCCGTGAGTTAGCTAGTCTCTTTATTATAACCAAATGAGAAGATCATTAGTGAATATACCCCTAGAGGCGTATCCTTATGTCTCATCACTAGGTTATAATAATAAGAATTATTTAGTATGTACAGTGAGTCTACCCCTCTCCAAATTTTTGAAGAGGATTTACGGAGCTGTACGTGCTATATCGAAGTTTCATCGACAGCTGGATGAATACAAACCTTTTTATATGTTTGAATTCTCCGGCGCACCAAAATTATTTAATTTTGGTCGTGTTGATGAATACCTGATTCAAAATCATGTGCATGTAACCCAAGAACTAACGAACTATATTAGTATAGCTCAATATGGTCGCTTAGGTCAATATTGCCCACCTGAAATAGAAAGACCATACAGTTTCGAGTTTATACGAGAATGGATCTCACAATTGGGACCTGAAAAGGACCAATTTCGAAATCCATATAATCAGCAAACTCTAATTGTATGTGAAGGTATATATCAGGCTGTTTATGGTTTTGTATCGGTCTCCTTTTCGAGGATTCCAAGTAGGGTGGAGAGGTTTATGAATAATAAACTTCCCCACCTTATCTACACGGATCCTTATGAAGCTTTATCTCTTACAAAGGATTTCGCTCACTTCTGTGATAGAAAATTCTTTGAGATAAATGCAACTTTAGGAGAATCCCCTTTTCGTGTATTCTTGCCATTTATGAATGACAAGATTTACGCTTGGGGTCGATATATTCAGCGATCATTACCTCATGGTAAACCACCCACTATTGAAGAATATGTGGAAAGGGTTTCTGTTGAGGAGATTCCTAAAGATGAGTACCTTCTTGATATGAGGTACTATCTAAAGGATAAAAATCTAAGCGGTCCCTTCCGTAAACCTTGCTTCCGTCCAACCAATAAAGGTTCTCTGGAAACAACAAGGAAAACAGGAGGTCAGAGCTCCTTTTATGACATTCTCATAAAATATGAACTCATCCGCCTTAGATGTTTAGATCGAAAAGAATGGACAGTGTGTGATCAGTTTGTCTATAAATCACCTGTGGCTAGGGCGCTCGTAAGAGGTAGTCCTATCAGATGTTTATGGAATGACTGTTTTCCGATTAGATGCCAAAGGCATTCATGGTCAAATGACCCTGAAATGCCAATGGTGTCTTCAGACTGGTCGACTTGTCACGCACGATTCATTCTTTTAGTAGCTGCTTGCTGGAATATGATAAAACTTTTTCCTCGGAATCCTATACAGATCCTCATTCTTAAAGAAAGAGGGGGTAAATATAGAATACCTACAAAAAGTTTAGTCCCAGTCCAAGTATTAGGAGGGGTAATGAGATCTAGGGTAAATGAGATTCTCGAAAGAGATTCTCGTATACGTGCCTCCCTTACTAACGAAGATTATATAATCATTCGAAGCAAGGTTGATCACTTAATTAGATCTCAAGACCTCTCTTTTGCTACAGACAAGTATTCCTATCAATTGATGAGATGTTTCTACATAACATTAGTCGAAGAGGGTGTCTTTAAAGACATCCCCTTCGCACTAGATTATATTATGTGGATCTATCCCCTTGATGGTAGAGATATTGTTATACCACGACAGAAACCTGTCCATTTTGATTTCAAAATGGAATTTCGGTTTACTGTTGTGGATAAGTATTGGCTAAAACTATATGAATCAAAACCTCTCTATAAAAATTCATTACCTGGAGTATTACTACCCCAAGCAATGGAATATAGGAGTGTTTTTTCTGATAAATATAGTGACAATGAGAAGAGATTTTACCTTTCACATATCCAAAAGTTTGAACGAGAATACCTTAATTTCACTATTGTGAACTTTAGGGTTGTCGGAGTTCAAAAGCGTGGACCTTGTATGGGTGAACCTCTTTCATGGCCGATACTTCCTATCGTTAGTTGTTACGGTTTCGACCGAACTCACCCCCCAAATTACCCTTTGGTAACATGCGGAGATGATTCGGCCTTTCGTACAACACGCGATAGAAATGAGTCTTACAATAGATATATAGAAAATCTAGGTGCAACTATCAGTGTTAACAAAGATAGTATACACCCTAGCCGCTATATATTTACAGAAAGACTCTATGAGGATGGTGAAGCAGTGGGTGTTATGCCCTTTGCTCCGGCATTTGCTCTGCCTAGTTTAAAGCAAGAACAGACCTATTATACAGTCGGTCCTTCGCTAAATTCTCTGGCAGCCATCCACAAGACGTCTAGAATAGACCTCATGAGAATTCTCCGAACCACTAGGTTCAGAGACGAGATAAGGTTATACAATGAAAATTGCATACCCTCCTGTCTACCTCATGAGCTTGGTGGTTTGTCTACAACTTTAGACGGTTTGCCCATTAATTGGGAAACTGTCGGTAAAGTCGCTAACTACATCAAGAGTCTTGATAGTGAGTGTCTTTTACGGGGCAACAGACTTACATGGTCTCGAAAGCTTTTACAGCCAACGAGAATCAATGAATTTGTTGCAAAAGATCTTCTAAGATTCGTTAAGAATGAAGAAGAACCCAGTAAGTGGACATTCAATAAGGCTTGGTTACTCAAGACCCAGAACATTTATGCTCTGGGCTCTATGACGGGTTCCATGCCTTCGGACAATGGGACAAAACGTCCCTTGATCTTTAATAGAAAATATTCTATTAAAGAGATATTGTCTAAGGTTCGGCCATCGGGCTACTCCAGAGTTTCTATAAACTCTGTGTTAGAGATGTCAAAAAAGAAATTTAATCCTTTTTTAGATGGGTTCGAACCTTCGTTTGATGATTCTACTCCTGTAGGGGTCATTACAGATTACGAGTCTCTAGTTAATACTAGAGAGTTCGAAATTCTGTTCTCCGATACATTCGAGAGATCTATCAAACGGCTTACCACATAGTTTTGTGGTGGCTTTTGCTGACAACTAAAAATCGTCAGCCTGGCAAAGCCTTGTGC